TAAGATTGCCGCCGGACTCTAGTTTTTCATGCATCTTTATGCACTTTTCAACAAGATGGTCATATCCATTAGCTTTCATCCATAAAGAAACATCTTTATACTTAACGCCCTTATCTTCAATATAGTGTAGAGGATTAGTTGTTTTTTCTATCTTATTAAAAAATTCTTGGTGTGTAATACCACCTTCCATTTCTTCTAATACAAACCGATAGTAAGGATTCTCAGAAGGCTTTGAAGTTTTACATTGAAGATCTGTCATTTCATCGGGTTCATTAGTGGCTGCTCCCCTGATAGTCTCTTCAATAGTTTCTCGTAATAAATTTTTATAGAAAGCAAAAACTGGTACTTCATTACCTTTCCAAAAGAAGTAAAAGCAACGGTCGCGGATTTGTGATAAACCATGCAGTATAGACTTAGTCTTGTATATTGACATGGTATAACCGTTCTTCTTTCCTATCTTTCTTAGTTTATTTACAATGGGTTCACCCATCTTGCTAGCTAGTCTTGGAGCATTTTCTCCCCAAAATACTGTAGGTTGTATTTCTTCAAGAACGTACTCTGCACTCTTAATCATCCAATCATTATGATCACTATTAGAATTGCTAGTAGGACTAAGTGAAGAGAGACCCGCACAAGGACAGACAGTATTGACAACATCCACTCGATAAGGGGCAGAACCACCTTGATCAAGCTTATAATAAGGAACATCATTATTATAATAATTAAGTAGTTGTCGATCATTTGCTTCAAACGGAGAATACGATAAGATGTATTCTGGTCTGGTTCCCCAAACCTGTTGCATTCCTATCGTTTCTCCTCCTATTAATGGAACTATACTTGCATACTTAGTCATACTTTACGTTTTGAGCGATTTCGCGCTCATCCTTACTATAGTCTTTTCTGTATTCATTATTGGCTGATATGGCTTCTTCAAGTACGGAGAACGCTTCACTAGAGGGTTCGAGCGATTTTGCAAAAGATAGAAAAGCTGATGTGTCTTTTGGAAAACAAGCTCCACCGTAACCACGCTTACCATCAAACCCAGGGACACGAGTGTGGGAATGTCCAACACGTGGATCGGTCCCAATAGCGTTAACAATTCGTCCATAGTTACCTCCAAACTTTTCTACTACATCATAGAATTGGTTCATCCATAATACTTTTGTAGCGAGAAAACAATTTATCCCGTATTTCACAAAACTAGCATCTGCGGCGCTCATGTGATATGAAGGACAAGGCTTACATATGCTATAATCTCTATAAATTGATTCAAGCTTTTCAGTTGTTTCTAGAATTCCGCCAAAAATATGCATGCAAGGATTTACAAAATCTTCAGCGGCATTTTTTTCTGTAAGAAACTCAGGGTTATAAACTACTCTAGCACCTGAAGGTCCCTTCGTCAAAGATTGAACAACGTCCGGAGTTACTGTAGATTTAATTACGATAATCCCAGACTTTCTATGTTTAAGAGCTTTTACAGTATTTACTACAATAGAGCAATCTATCTCGCCGTTTGCACCCATTGGCGTAGGTACACAAACGAATGTAACATTCTCATTCAGTGTTACGTCTTCAAGTTTTACACCATAGATAGGATCTACAATTTTCTTTTGAACAGTTGACTGTGAAAATCCATAGTCAACTGCTTTGCCAACAAACCCGTGGCCAACAATTGTCATTTTCATTAATTAACACCATAATATTCTTTATACCAAGATACAAACTTTTCTACACCTACAGAAACCGGTGTTGTAGGCTTATAACCAAGCTGTTGAAGTTTAGTTGTGTCTGACCATGTTTCGGGTGTATCAGCTGGGTGAGCGGGAACAAGAAGTCTTTCAGCCTTTCTTCCTAGATTTTTTTCAATTGCATCAACAAAATCGATCAATTCTACTTGTGTACCGTGGCCAATGTTATAAATTTCGTGATATGTTTGATCTGTATCACTTACAATTTTATCTACAACAAGACCAATGCCCTGTACAATGTCATCGACGTAAGTAAAATCACGTTTCATGTCACCATAATTATATAGTTCAATTGGTTCTCCAGCTACAATCTTGTCTGTAAAAGTAAATAGAGCCATGTCTGGTCGACCGTAAGGTCCATATACAGTAAAGAAACGTAACCCAGCAGATCTTGAAATATTTGAATGCATCAGCTGACATTCATTTACACGCTTAGACCAACCATACGGATTGTTTTGATGAGCTGGTCTGTCATGTTCATTCCATGGGAGGGGTTGACCGTGCATTACACATGAGCTTGAAGCATAAACTATAGGCGTGTCATATTTTTCAGCGACTTCAATTATACGTTGTGTTCCTGTAATATTAGTATCAATATACGGTTGAGGTGTTTCAAGCGCGTGTCTTGGATTTGCATAAGCAGCAAGGTGTAAAATACAATGATAGTCTTTTACTATATCTTCGATATTTTTAAAGTTTTCAATATCCTCATTTATGGTTTCAATTCCGTATTCGTTTTTAAGAATATCAGATCTATCTTGCTTAAGCTTTATGTCGTAGTAATTGTTAAAGTTGTCTATTCCTTTAACTTCCCATCCAGCTTTAGAAAAAGCAATTGCTGAATGGAAGCCGATCATGCCGGCTTGTCCGGTGATTAAAATTTTCATTAGAAGAATTCCTCGAGTCCTTGTGGTTGGTTTTTGTTTGTGTTAATTGCGAGATCGACAATTTCATTCACAACAGTCTCACCATCTGAGTGTTGCTTCCAGAATTCAAATGCCATTTCTCTCCAATCATCTCTCATCGCAGGATCATTTTTTAGTTTGATCATTAGATCGCGGCACTCTTTAAAGTTATCATAGCCTAGTCCGATGGTGCCGCTGTTTTCGCACTGGCTAATAGGTTTACCCTGAACAGGGTGAATTACATTATCGCAAAAATGTTTATGGAAGATCGGGACTGTACCAGATGCAATACACTCAGCATGACAGTTTTCAATATTGTTTCCATATGTTTCTGCTTTTAAATGGTATAGATCAGAACCAAACGCGGATCTTGCCATCCGCATCATTGCCTCATTGTTTATATATTGTGGATAAAGGTAAGCACCTTTTCCCCGTTCTTCTTTTCCATACAGATCTTGTGTAAACTTCACTTCGTTATATTTTTTTTCTGGTCTAAAATAGTTTTCAACGATACGACGATCTACAGGATTTTCTTCTTTGTTATCACGGTACAACACTAGTGGATATTGAATAGAAGCTTCTAATCCTTCCAATACTGTGATAAAACCATTTTCCATCAAAGCATCTTGATGAAAATCAATCATTAAGCTTGGGCCTTTCCACATCGCTGTCCGACCAATCCAACGTACCATGTTGTGTTGTTGTTCTTCAATCGGACGCCAATATTTTTGTCTATGACCATCATAATCAAATCCAAGTCCCATCTTTGTAAGAGGTGTTTGAATTTTATTTTTTCGCATAAATTTACAAAAATCATTTTCCATGCTGTGAGTCATGATAACATCTACGTTTTCACATACTTCTTTTAAGTTAGCATTACGAGCAATTGATGCTGCTTTATGATCAACGTTAATAAAACATTTTCGTTTTGTAATGCGCTGTAAGAATGGAATAAAATTGTCTTGACAATCTTGAGGGTGGCTTTTTGACGGAACAGAATAAACAACAACTAAATCATAATTGCTGTTAATTATATCAGCTGTCATTTCCCACTCAGTACCCATTATAAATTGTTTTTCTTGTATCTCTAGTCCTTTAGCTCTTCCCCATTTTTTATCATAAGCAGAAAAAATGTCTGCATCGGTAACCTTTTGCATTTGAATAGCACATTGTGTTACTCCACAACCTTCAGTGCCGCGGCCAAGAACGATAGCGATTTTAGTCATTTATAAATTCCTTACATTCTCTCAGTTTGTTACGAATGTATTTATGATCATTTAGTTTTCTATTTCTAGGGGATGGGTGTGGTAGAACAAAATGTTCTTTAAACCCAAGCCGATTTAAGTATGAAGATACCATTGAACCCCATGCTATAATCTTACCATAATTTTCAAGACTTGTACATAGTAAAGTGTGATCAAATGTCTTAAACTTAAAATCCCATTCTGGATCAAATGATAAGTTTGTGAATGATACGTGTTCTAATTCAAGCTCGTCTAGCCAAGAATGAAAACGCTTATAAGCAGATCCTTTAGACCTGCTTATTGGAACCTTTGATGGATTCATACCTACAAAAATAATAGACATCATATAAACTCATAACAAACGCCAGCTTCATTGAACAGCACTTTTGATAACTGCCAAGACTCTTTCCAATTTTCCTTTATCTCTTGCTTTGGCATAACCACTCTTTTAATTCCGACTTGAATAACTCCCTTTGCGCACTCTGAGCAAATAGGAAGACCGATTACATACAGTGTCGCTCCATCAAGTGAAACACCATTATATGTAGCATTATAAATTAGATTCATTTCGGCATGTACTATGTATTTGTACTTGAGTTCTCTTTCGTTTAATCGAACTCCACCATCAAATATTCCACGTGGGAATCCGTTGTATCCCTGTGATAAAACCTGTCCCTTTGATCCAACTGCAACAGCACCTATTTTTGATGAAGGATCTTTAGACCA